CACGAGTTTTTTACAAACCGAGGAGATTATTCGAAAGTTGGCGATGAATGATTACTGAATCCATACAGAACTGGTTGGAGACTCTGGAATTGAACCTGGAGCAAAAGGTTCTAGCAGGACTCTGCCTCCAGCTAGCCAAGTCATTTGACCAGCAAGCGAATACGTCGACTGCAGCTGAGCTACGCAAGACTGTACTCGAATTGAAGCGATCTATTGGAGTTGCGAACGACGCCATTGATCCATTGGAGAAGTTGCTAACCCGATAATGCTTCAGCTCCCCACGATCTACACAGAACCCCTATCCAAAGACTTTGTTACCGATGGGGATAAGCTCATTGAATTTGCTGAGATAGCTTGGAAGAGCCCGGAGAACCCAGAAGGCCTGAAGCTCGATGACTGGCAGAAGTGGTTGCTTAGGGCAATCCTAGAACGCTATCCCGATGACAACCCTGTTTACCCTGGCAGACTTCGCTATCGCCAGGTTGTTATCTCAGTCGGACGCCAGAACGGTAAGAGCCTTATCGCTGCCATGCTCGGACTCTATGGCTTGCTACTGCATGAGGTTGGCCCACAATGCATCTCACTAGCCTCAAGCACCGATCAGGCCAACATCGTTTACAACCGAGTTCTCTATGTCATCAACTCCAACCAGTTTCTAAAGAAGCGATTCAAAAGAGCTACTGAGACCCGAGGCATTGTGACTTCGGACGGTGGTGGCCGGTATGACGTGAAGGCAGCCAAGGAAGCGGCCCTCCAGGGAATCCCGATTAGCTTCTGTCTATTCGATGAGCTTCACCTGGCAAAAGAAGGAATGTGGTCAGCTGCCGTTCTTGGAACTTCACAGCGTAAGGATGGAATCGTTGTTGGAATTACAACTGCCGGTGACCAGAACTCCAAGACTCTTATCGACCTTTACAAGTCTGGAACTTTAGCTGCCAACGGAGCTGAGGATCTAGAACGCTTTGGTTTCTTTCTTTGGACAGCTCCAGACAACGCTGCCATCGATGACCCGAAAGCAATCATGTCAGCCAACCCATCCGTTGCAGCCGGGCGAATCCCAATCGAGCAAGTCATCTCCGATCTAAAGACAATCCCTGAGCATGAGGCTCGACGCTATCGCCTGAATCAATTCATCGCCGGCACAGCTAACTCATGGTTGCCAGGCAATCTGTTTAGAGCTGCAACTGGAAGCGGAGTCACCAATCTTCAAAACGCCGTCTTTGCCGTAGACATTACAAAAAACTGGGGCCACGCTACAATCGCAATTGCTAACGACAACAATGGTGTTCAGGAAACGGAGCTAGTAATGTCTCTAGTCAACCCAACCGAACAACAGCTCTTCAACGAGCTAACTTTGTTGTATAGCAAATACAGTCCGCGAGCGATAGCGCTGGATGATCGTCAGCTACCTAGTTTGGCTAAGAGACTAAAACTCTCGGGCCATACGGTCTGGCAACTCTGGACGAAAGAAGTCTCTTCAGCGTGCTCGGCTGTTTACGCTATGTTTAGTAATGGCTCCGTTAGGCACGCGAACGACCCTCTCCTCATCGCTCAAATGCCTAACGGAGTTTCTAAATACACCGGAGAAACCTGGCTGATTAGCCGGAAAGAATCTTTGGGAGACATCGATGCTCTAATGGCAACTGTCATGGCGCTCTATGTTTCTTCAAGAGCGCAACACGTTGCCGTCGGCGTATTCTAGTCGGTGTATGCTACTATGATTACCATATGGCTACTTTTCTCGATAGGCTACTAGGCCGTCCTGAGCGACGCGCATTCCAGCCAACAATTCCAACTAGGTTCCCGGCTGTTGTCACACCTAACACAGCATTGTCTCTGACCGCTGTTTACAGAGCCATCCAGATTATCGCTACTCCAATTAGCAAGATGACGATTGACACTTACCGATTCGCAACTGGCGTAGAGCTCAAGATTGACAACCCAGTTCTAGTCAACAACCCATCACTAGACCAGAACCGCAGAGACTTCCTATTCCAGACAGTTTCTTCCCTGGCGCTCGAGGGCAACGCTTACTGGTTCAAAAACTATGGATCCAACGGACAGGTCAATAACCTAACCATTCTTCCAGCTAACGCTGTTCAACCAAGCTGGCCCAAGTTCTCCGATGGCACTACAGATTACTCCTACGTTGTTTACGATTACCTAGGCAAGCGATACACAAAGCGCGAGATTGAGCACCTTAGAATCTTTAGCCAGGCTGGAGTTCTACTAGGCATTAGCCCAATTGCTTCATGTTCCAAGGACATAAGTGCAGCCATCGATCTAAGAGATTACGCTGGCAATTGGTTTACTTCCGCTGGAGTCCCAACTGGAGTCTTAAAGACTAACTCCATGATTAACAAGGCCGAAGCTGAGGAAGTCACAGCTAACTGGCACAACAAGCAGCAGAACCGCCAAGTTGCAGTTCTAGGAAACGGTTTCGATTACCAGCAGATCGCGCTCTCCCCGAAGGACGCATTGTTCACCGAAGTCCAGGATCAACAGGTTCAGGCCGTTGCTAGACTATTCGGCGTCCCGGCGCGACTGCTCCTGACTTCCGTTCCAGGTGCTTCAGACACCTACACAAACCTTCAGGACGAGAACCAGGTGTTCTACCGTCACACACTTATGGCTTACACAGACGCAATCACAGACGCACTATCCAACTGCCTCCCTCGAGGCAACAGAGTCGAGTTCGACTTTGAGCACCTATTCAAGGCTGACGTTGCAGCTCGATACAACTACTACAAGGTAGCCATCGATGCCGGCATTCTGACTGCAGAAGAAGTAAGAACGAAAGAAGGACTAAATGTCTGAGATGATTACACGCGAGTTTCAGGCTCGATTAGTTGCCGATGAGGAAAGAACCATTGTTGGTTTGGCAGTTCCTTATGGTCAGGAAATTGAGCTAGGCGGAAACCTAAAAGAGCGTTTTGAAGCTGGAGCCATCGATGGCGTAGAAGATGTCAAACTTTTCTACGGTCATGAAGAGCCAATCGGTAAGGTCATTGAAGGCCGAGACACCGAAGCTGGATACGAGATTGTTGCTAAAATCAGCGACACTCCTCGAGGAAACGAAGTTTACACCTTGCTAAAGGATGACGTCCTAAACCGTTTTTCGGTTGGATTCTTCCCGGTTGTTGACCGGAAAGAGGGCCAAACGATTGTTCGCGAGCTAGTGGATCTCAAAGAGGTTTCAGTAGTTCCGTTCCCTGCCTTTGAAGGCGCAAAAATAACCGAAGTCCGCAGCGAAGTAGAGCCAGAAGTGGCCGAGCCTGTTGTTGAGACTCCTAATGAAACAGAAAGTAGAACAATGTCAGAAAGCATTGAGTTCGACGTTCGCGCTGTTCAGGACGAGGTAGCAGAATTGCGCCGAGTCGTAGAAGCAGGTAAGGCCGTTGAAATTGCAGCACCAGCAACACACAAGTTCCGCTCACAGGGCGAGTTCGCAAAGGGTCTACTAAACGGAGACGAAGATGCAAAGGCTCTTGCTCGCGCAGCTTCAACTTCAGCAGACGCAGCAATCATTCCTCCATTTGTAGGATACCTAGACACACTAATCAACAACAACCGCCCAACTCTCTCAGCGTTCAACCGCGGAGCTCTACCAGCAAGCGGACTAGCTGTTGAATACATCCAGATTGACACCAACACACTAGACGTTGACCGTCAGAACCCAGAGAACACCGCACTAGCTTTTGGAAACATGAGCTTCGAGGTAATGTCTGCAGATGTTAGAACTTACGGTGGATACACATCCTTCTCACGTCAGTATGTAGAGCGTGCAACCATCAACACTTTGGATCAGGTATTCCAGGGTCTGACAATTGCTTACGCAAACGCAACCAACAAGGTTGTTATCGACCTAATCGAAGGCCTAAACTACACCGGAAAGACCTTCCAGGCTCACACCAACGCTTCAACCGTTGCTAAGGGTATTGCAGAAGGTTCTGCTTACATCTTCAACGCAACTGGTCTACGCCCACAGTTCATCGTTGCCGGTGTGACTGCTTACGTAAACCTAGTTTCTGTTGCAGCTGCCGATGGCAGACTAAACCTATCCGCTAACGCAGATGGAATGAACACAATTGGATCTGCAAACATCCCAGGTCTAACCGCGTCATTGTTCGGTCTACCAATCATCGTTGACCCACAGCTGGTTGCTACAACAGCTCTACTAGCTAACTCTGCTGCTGTTACCTCATGGGAGTCTGCTGGTTCTCCAGTTCGACTAACCTCTGGTGACATCACAACCCTAGAGGACTCTGTTTCTGTCTACGGCTACATGGCCGTTGCTGCACAGCGTCAGGGTGCAATCGTAGCTCTAGACGTCGTAGCGTAATAAGGATCTAAAAATGGCAGTGACTTTGGCAGAGTTCCAGGCTTATGTCGGAACCGATGAGACAGACTTCCCCCAAGAATGTCTTACCGCCGGACACGCATTAGTAAACAAGCACATCGGAGCTGTGACTGGTATTCCAGTTTCAGTTCACGATCAGGCCACACTAATTGCGAGCTCGGAACTCTTCCATCGTCGCTCAGCCCCTAACGGAGTTGCTCAGTTTGCAAGCCTTGATGGTGCGCCTATCAGAGTTGCCAAAGATCCATTGAACGCTGTTTACCCTCTCCTTGTAAGGTGGGTTGGTTACGGAGTATGAGCGAAATCAATGCTCTCAAGGTTGAGTTCAAGCTCGAGCTTGTGGACGCTGGTCTGAATGTTTTGGAATACATCCCGGAACGAATCACACCTCCAATCGTTTTAGTAAACTCCGCCCAGCCTTACCTTCAAACCGCCGAGTTTGGCGAATGGAGCATGGGAGTTGAGTTGGTATTGGTAGCTTCTACCGCGACCAACAAGAAAGCTACAGAAAGTTTAGATCAGCTAATCGAGGACACGTTGAATGCAATTACGCCTTTGACCTATGCTCGGATTACCTCGGTCAACCAGCCTTACAATTTACAGACCAACAACGCTGAGTATTTAGCAGCAAACATTTACTGCCAGCTCAACTTAACAATTTAGAAAGGTAGCTCATGGCTGCTTCAACAAGAATCAAAGCTTCAAACATCATCTTCAAGATTGGCGCAACAAACTATGCTTGCGACGCTAACCTTGTTCAGCTAACCCTCGATGACGCTCCTGGCGATGTCCAGACCTTCTGCGAAGTTCGCGTTGGAGGCCAGTGGTCACTTCAGCTAGACGGAATCACCTCCGGCGATTCAGCCAGCCTTTACCGTCTACTTTGGGATAACTTTGGAACAGAAGTTGCTTTTGAGATTGCACCTAACGGAAACGCAACCCCAAGCTCTTCTCAGCCTGTTTACAAGGGAGTAGCAAGATTTGACCAGCTTCCTCCACTAGCTCTAAACAGCAACGAAACAACCTTGTTCTCAGTGACCTTGACTGTAGTCAACACACCTCACAACCCTGCTTCAGAGCAGTTCTACGGTGTGACCATCGACGTAACACCGTAATCATGGCGGAACCTGCTGGCATCAAAGTAGCAGGGCTAAAACAAGCCATAAAAGCTCTCCAGGCTATCGGAGTTCCGGCTGCTGAAATAAAGGCAGCCGGCTCTGAGGCCGGTGAGTTAGTCGCAGGTCAGGCCCGAGCTTTAGCACCGGTTAGATCCGGAGCCCTACGCAATAGCATTAGGGTTTCTAAAGCTTTAAACCGAGTCTCGGTTTCGGCAGGTAATAACAAATCAGTTCCATATGCTAACCCTATTCATTGGGGTTGGTTTAAGCGGAACATAAAGCCACAGCCATTCTTTGTTAAGGCTTTAGGAATTACCCGCGATGAGGTTTACCAGAATTACTACCGAACCTTGGATAAGCTAATAGCAACGAACTCCACGAAAGGAATACCCACAGAATGAAAAGTTTTGACTTTGAAAGCCTAACTCTCGAAGAAGTAGAAATCATTGAGAATCTAACAGGGGAAAGCATTGATCAAGCCTTTGGAACTGGCAAGCCAAAAGGCAAAGCACTAAAGAGCTTTATCTGGGTCGTAATGAAAAGGGATAACCCTAAGTTTACAATCGAGGAAGCAAGCAAGTTCACACTTAGCCAGGCTTTGGCCATGGTCGAGGGTGATGAAGCAAAAAAAGAATAAGGAAGCACGCAGCTCAAAGAATGGCTAGGTTTTGCCAAGCGTTCAACATTAGCCCTTCAGAGTATAAAGCTCTGACAATGACAGAGTTCGCAGCCTTCCTGACAGTTTTGGAAGATGGTATTGACCAATGAGCTTAGTCCTCAACGTTGAAATCCTTGGCGAGTTCAAGAAGCTAACGGCTGCTACCCAAGGAGCCAATAAGCAGCTCTCGGGCCTCCAGGGAACTGCTAAGAAAATTAGCACCAACATTGGTCGAGCTTTTGCAACCATCGGTGTTGGTTTATCTTTTGCCATAATTACCAGGGAACTTGAGCAAGCTGCTAAGGCTGCAACTGAGGATGCTAAGAGCCAGGGCCTTTTAGCCACAGCCCTAAAAAACACCACAGGAGCCAACAACGCTCAAATCAAGTCTGTTGAGAAATCAATCTCAGAAATGTCCATGCAGGCTTCTGTTGCCGATGATGAACTTAGACCAGCTTTTGCAAAACTAGCTAGAGCAACTGGAGACGTCGAGCAATCTACAAAACTTATGTCTTTGGCTTTAGACATCGCAGCTGGAACCGGTAAGAACCTAGACGCTGTCACCTCGGCTTTGGCTAGGGCAGTTGGGCCGGATGGAACTACAGGAGCACTTGAAAGGCTTGTCCCGGCCATCAAGGGAGCAGCAGATCCGATGGCTGAGCTCGAGCGTCTATTCGCTGGAAGCGCCGAAAAGGCAGCCAACCTAGATCCATACCAGAGACTCAATGTTGCACTTGGGGAAATCTCTGAATCACTAGGAACCTTAGTAGTGCCATTGGTTGAAGCTTTTGCCAGGGCAATAGTTCAGATTCTTCCTAAAGTTCAAAACTTCTTTAGCGTGTTGAATGAAGCTTTGAATAGCCCTCAAGTTCAAAAGGCCTTTACATCACTAAACAAGTCCTTTGGAGACCTTGGTGTTTCTCTAGGAAAGTTGTTTGGCATTACAGCCGGCCCAGAAGCCCAAGGCTTTGTTGGATTTTTTGTGGTTGTCTCAGGCATTCTCGAGGGAATCGTAAAGACCGTAGATCTAATGGTTCAGCAATTCAAAAACGCGTTCCCTGTTTTTAGAATCTTCTCAGACTTAGTTAACACAATCGCTAGTGGCCTAGTTTCAATCTCTGGATACACCCCGCCAACAACTCCAACCATTACAACAATTCCAGGCTTTGATGGAAGAACCCAAAGCAATACCCCTCAAAACGTCAACATCACAATCAATAAAGGCAACGTGACACCAGAAGAAATTGCAAAGGCCATAAACAAGGGAACCAAAACTACTGGAGCTCCGTCAATTAGAAGTGGAGCCATTAGGCCAGTATGATTCCAGACTTCAAGATTGATAAGAATCTAATTGTTGAGTTTTTGCTTCCAGACGAAGCCAGCAACAGTTTCATTCTGGGAATCAGCACGCTTGGGGGAACTGACACGCTTGGAGGAATTGGCGAGTTTGTTATT